GTGTTGGTATTGGAAATGGTATCTTGTTTATTAATGGAGTATTCCAGACACCATTAACATTGAATAATGCTGGAAATAACTACGAAATATTCCCAGATACAGTTTCTGGAATTTCTAGTGTTGCATTTACTGGAATTACTTCAGAAAACGGCACTCCAATGCAATCTGAATATGATATTAATCAGAATCAACTACCAAGAGGTGGTTTGATTGTTTCTATGGGATCAACTCCAGGACTTGGATATGCTCCTCTTGTTGGTGCTGAAGTAAAACCAGAATTGACTGATAATAGTAATTTATTTGCTGCTGGTTCAATAACAAGTATTGTAGGTATTGCCACATCTTCTAGGTATGGTTTAGGTATTCAAACTGCTGCTTATGATGGAGTAACTGGAATTATAACTGTTACTACTAATGATACTCATGGATTTGCTTTAGAGTATCCAAGCACTGTTAGATTAGAAGGATTAAGATTTTCTTGCCCAACTAAGGATGTTGGAACTCCTGAAGTAGGTGGAACAGTATATGAACCATCAACTGGTGAATTAACAATAAAGATTACTAATCATGGTCTTCAAAATGGTGATGCTATTAAGTTTAAGAGAGAATCTTTACTATTCAGTTGCACTTACGGTAGTGGTGGTAATGGATCTTATCCAAGAGAAGGTGATCCTGCCGATGATCAGTATCTAACTGTAGGTACGGTAACACCAGATACATTTAAGGTTAATGTATTGTTAGGAACAACTCCAACTAATACAGATCCACATACATTCATCTCTGCAACTAATAATGCAGTTCAAACTCTTAATTATGTTGGGGTTACAACTTCAATATTCCAAGACCATACTTCAGGTAAAGGTGGATTAACTGGATTAGCTGGTTTACCTGTAGTTGGTATTGTTTCTGAAAGATCTTTTGAAGTTCAGGTAGGACTTGCTACTATTCCACACATTTATCAAGGTGGTGGTGATGTTTGGGAATGGTATAACGATTTAACTACAGGATCTGGATATAGAGATCCTATTAATGTTGAAGTTACTGATATAGAATTTGAACATAAGTTTGTTTCAGCAACTAATAGTGCGGTTGTTGCAACTGTTTACCAAGGTAATTCTCAATCATTTAAACCTGAAAAGGTTGATTATATATCATCAACGGGTGATTTAATTTTAACTATTGGTGATAATCATGGATTAACTGGAGCATCAGAGTGGGATATACAAGGTGCAACATATGATCCAGGAACTGGTGTAGTAAGTGTTACTACAGGTGTTCTTGTTAATGGTCATGGATTCAATGATAATGATTGGATTAAGATAAAAGATAATTCAATGACATTCACTTGTGATATGGACGGAAATACTTCTGAGAAAACATATCCAAGAGCATCAGATCCTATAAGCGGAAAATGGGTTCAAATTACAAATGTATCTCAATTTAGTTTTGAGTTTAATGTTGGCACATCTCCTGGATTGGCATTTACACCTACTAATGCAGATTACGATCCAGTAACTGGATTGATGGAATTGGTAATAGGATCTCATAATTTAACACCAGGCACAAGTGTTAAACTCGCAGCAGAATCTATCAAATTTATGTGTGATGTTGATAATAACAGTGCTGAAAAAGCATATCCAAGAGCAACAGATCCTTATCATGATACAGCGATTAATATTGAATCAGTTACAGAAACAAGTATTACACTTAAAGTTTTAAGTTCAATACCATCTACTAATACAACTAGACATACTTTCTCTGGTGCTAATCCAAATGCAGTAACAACTGGTGGAAACTATGTTCATACTTTTGTTACTGGTAAAGATGCAGCTAAAAATGCATTATTAAGAACAACGGATACTGCTATAATATCTGAAAATTCTCTATCATTTACTTGTTCAAGAGATAACCATGATAGTGTTCATTCATATCCTAGATCAACAGATCCAGCTGGTGGAAATTTACTTTTAGGTATAGAGAATGCCACAAGTAATACTATCACAGTTAATGTTGGATCTGGTGGTGGTGGAGGAACTGATGCTATTGTTGAGGCAAAAGTTGCTAGTAACAAACATAAATTTGAAAGTGCTGTTGTGGATGGTGTTACTGTTTCTTATGGAACTACAACAGTAACTGATGCATCTTATAATCCAGATACTGGTGAGTTGATTATTGTAAGTAACAATCACAATGTTAGTGGTGCTTCTACTATAACACCAACTGCCGCTTCTTATGTTAAGAATACTGGAAATCTAACACTAACTAAAGCAGGACACGGATATTCTGTTGGAGATAAGATTCTAATTGAAGATTATGGTTTAACATTCACTTGCACTAAAGATAATAATCAAACAGAGCATCCATACCCAAGACCAACTGATTATGCAAGTGGAAGATGGTTAGAAATTGCAGCAGTTCCTAATGTAGATACATTCAGAGTTAATGTTAATCCAAATCCATCCGATTTCCAATTTACACATACGTTTGTACCAAGTAAGACTGTAAATGGATGTATTCAAAAATCGAATGCAACTGCAACAATAGCACCTAACTCTATTATATTCAGATGTGCTCAAGATGAGTATCAAACTATTCATGCATATCCAAGAATAACCGATCCAGCATATAATACTCCATTACCTGTAGGTAAAGTTACAATTAATACTATGAGATTGCAGGTTGGTAAATCACCTGCTGGAACTGGTGGTGCTTTAGAATTTACTATCAAGAATCAGGGAGCAAAATATGTTAATCCTGAAATTATGGTTCCTGATCCAGTTTATGAGAATATGCCAATTGTTGGTATTTCTAGATTGGGTGTAGGTAAAACAGAAGATACTGGAGAGAATTTACTTTTAAATATTGATGTTAGTGCAGCATCAACTTCTATTGGAGTTGGTAGAAGCATGTTTGAAATTTCTAAATTTACTATTGCTAGATCTGGTCATTCATTTGCTATTGGTGATAAGTTTAAACCAGTTGGATTGGTTGTTGATAAGAGATTAAGAAATCCTTTACAGGAATTTGAACTTGAAGTTGTTACTACATTTAATGATTATTTCTCTGCTTGGCAATTTGGTGAATTAGATTTTATTGATGATATTGGTCCAATGGTTAACGGGACTAGAAAGAGATTCCCATTATTCTTTAATGGTCAACTCTTAAGTTTTGAAATTGATAAAGATTCTCTTCTTGGAGATCAGATAGATTTAAATGCTGTTCTATTGATATTCGTTAATGGTGTTATGCAAACACCTAATATATCATATCAGTTTGAAGGTGGAACTACATTTACATTCATTGAACCACCAATGGCAAGTGATAAAGTAGATGTATTCTTCTATAAAGGACAAGATGGTGTTGATATTGAATTAGTTAATGTAAATGAAACAATTAAGATTGGTGATGATATTATTCTCCACAAACACCCATCATACTTAGATACAGTTGATCAAGAAAAGAATAGAACTATTAAAGATATTCTAGGATCCGATCTTGTTGAAACTACAATGTATCGTGGAATAGGTATTAATGAAAATCAATCAAAACCATTAGATTGGACAAAGCAAAAAGTAGATAAAATTGTAAAAGGTGATTTGATCTCTAAAGCAAGAGAAACAATGGAACCTCAAATTTATCCAACTGCAAAGGTCATTTATGACGTTAATACGACAGATGGAACAGGAACCACTGGTGGAATATTTGTTGATGATGCAGAATCTTTCTTCTATGAAGATGATGCTAACCCTGCTTTAGGCACTGTAGACCGTTATGGTGTTGTTATTACTGCGGTTGATACTTTATTAATGAAACCAGCAATTACAGAACAAGCAGAAATTTCTGCAACTGTTTCTGATGATGGTGATATTGAATCTCTAACCATAATTAATCCTGGTAGTGGATATGTTGGATCCTCTCATACTATAAGTATTGCTGCTCCAATAGGAGTTGGTATTGGAACAACAGATAGAACTAAGTATGCTGTTGTAGGAGTATCTACATTTGCAGAGGCAACTGCAACTATAACAGATGGAAAAGTTACAGGAACAACAATAACCAATATTGGTTTAGGATATTCAAAGACAAATCCACCACAATGTATAATTAAGAAACCAGAATATGATACTGAGAAAATAACTTCATTATTGAATGTTGAAGGTTATACTGGAATTATTACTGGAATTACAGGTGAAAATAGTGGAGGTGGATTGCAACTTAGATTCTTCTATACTTCATTTAAATCAAATGCAAATAAATTACAGGTTGGATATCCTATCTTAATTAAAGATACTGCAATATCTGTAGGATCTGGAGTTACTTCTGTTGATAATAATGATGATGAGATTGTTTCAATTGGTTCTACTTTCTTAGATAATATCTACAAAGTTCATTCGTTCTCGCAATTGAATGATAATCAAGCAGAAATTACATGTAATGTTCTAAGCACTACTAACGGTATTGTTGGAATAGCATCAACTGGTTTTTACGATAAAACTGATATTGGTGCAACAATTTCTCTAGGTAAGATAACTTGGGGTAGATTGTATAATGGTGAAAGATCTGCTAATCCAATTTCTATTGGTGTTACTGGATTGACTGTTGATGTTGGATTAACTACCTTCCCAACAATACAAAGAAGAAACTATGGTGGTGAAAGTTCGGAACCTGGATTAAGAAATACAGGTGCTATTAGAGTTGTTACTGGATTATAGTGAAATTATGTCTATAAATAAAGAAAAAAAGATTGTTTAATAATCATGCCAGCAATTGTTACTGATCAGTTTAGGATTTTAAACGCAAACAATTTTGTCGAATCAGTAGAATCAGATCAAAATTCATATTATGTTTTTATTGGATTACCAAATCCAACAGGAACACCAGAAACTTCTGTCAGAGTTGGGTATGGAAGATCTAGTGATTGGAATGCAACTCAAAAAACACCTAAACCTATAGATAGTTTTTCCAATATTGCTCATATTGGTGATACTATGATGTTTGGTAAAAGAATATCATCAGCCAATATACGAAGAATTATTAGAAGAATAGATTGGTCTGCTGGAAAAAGATATGAGATGTATAGGGATGATTACTCTACAGAGGAAAACAAGCAAAGTCCTATAACATCTTCTACTAGATTATATAATGCAAATTATTATGTAATGAATTCTGAATATAAAGTTTATCTTTGTATTAGTAATGGTGGATATGGAGAACCTGGATCAAATACTGCTAAGGGTAATATATCTCAAGATGAACCAACATTTACCGATTTAGAACCTTCTAGAGCAGGTAATAGTGGTGATGGATATATTTGGAAATATATGTATACTGTTTCACCAGCAGATATTTTAAAGTTTGATTCAACAGAGTATATTACTGTTCCTAATAATTGGTCAACAAGTGATGATGCTCAAATCAAAGCGATTCGTGAAAATGGTGATTCAACATTAAATAATAACCAAATTAAACATGTTTATATTGAAGATGGTGGTGGAAAGTATTCTGAAGGTTTAGGTCAAGAAGTTGATATTGTAGGTGATGGAACAGGAGGTAAAGCTAGAGTTGATGTAGTTGGTAAAATAGTTACTGATGTTGCAGTAAGTTCAGGTGGAAGTGGATATAGTTATGGTTTAGTTGATTTGGGTGGTTTACAAGATGCTGATCATCCAAGTAATCAAAGAGCAAAACTTGTT